TTCGTCTGTTGCCACTTTGGCAAAGAGTGAGTTTGATCGGATAGTAGTCATGATGACCGTCCTATTCTGTTTGTAATTTAATTTGAAATTAAATGGAGCAGACATATGACTATGCCACTCATCTACTCCGATTAGTTTCACCTTTCGTGTCCTTCGCTTGTTCAGGACACTAGTTTCGTGGGGGGCGGAATCGGGAAACAGTCCTAGTTCTATTGGGGATGCGCATGGTTCACCATGTATGCACACATGTATAGGGGCGCATGGGGGGGTGTACGGGCCTACTTGCGCAAGAGTCCCTCAGGGCGTAGCCAAATCGTGATAGGTTTATATACTAGTGTGACCGTAGTCACAGTGGGGGTATTGTGTGGTGTTCAGCGTTTGTCGTCGCAGGTAGGAATATGTTTTTAATGTATTTTACGGGCTGGGGAATGCTCATTAAAGTAAGTGACGCAGTTCTTGAGAACTGCTGTCCCTGCGCTGTAGTTCCCTGTGGCGAGTTCGTAGGTACAAGCGACCCAATAGTACTGGTCGTTTTCTGCGACAAGGTAGCCTACTGCTGAGAGAACACAAGGTTCGTGTTTGGCATCGGGTTCGTGCCATGTGTCGCCCATGCTGTAGTGGTCTTCCCAAAAGATTTCTACTAGTGCAGGGATTTTGGGGGTTTTCTTTTTCACCATTTCACCTTGTCTGCCCAGTACGCTGCGCTCATCTTGCCTTTGGCTATGTTGCTGGCGTGTCGTGCTTTAAACGATTCTCTGCGAGCCTTGTAGGAGGTAGACTCTCCTGCTTTTTTGGGTGAGCCACTGACACCTTGCTGACCAAACCTGATGAGTTTGGTAGTGTTGCCTTCTTTGGCGAGGACAGCATGTGACTTCTTGGGGTGTGACGGGGTACGTTTCGGTTTGTTGTACCCTGCAAAGGTTTCAGATCCACGTTTGATGGTCATGACTTACCTTGTCGTCGCTCCATTTTCTTTTTGGCTGGAGTCTCTTTACCTTCGTGACGCTTCTTCGCTGCAGGCGAAGCGTATTCCATCTTCTCTCCTGTTTTGGCTGCTGCCTTTTTGGCTGCAGCCTTACCTTTAGCGGTGTAAGCGAAATGTTTGTTTCCTACCTTAGGCATATCTTGCTCCTGTCGTCGCAACTAGTACTAGTTATAGATCAACGAGTGCGTCCCTGCGGTAGCACTCGTTGATAACCATAAGCCCCTAACCTAAGCGTTACCCGTTACATCACTCAACAGGTAACGAAGTTGCCTGTAATTGATGAGTATTGAAGAAAATGTGCTGGACGCTCGCCAAGAGTCATACATCTCTTGGTTGTGTACGCCCCCTTCAGAACGTGTCCCTTCAAGCAAAGAAAAGTATGCCGACTCCATCGGAGTGAACGTGGTCACTTTGCGTCGTTGGGAGAAGAAGGAAGTCTTTAAGAAGACTTGGGCTTCCAAGGTGGAGGACATTCAAGGCTCTCCTGAGCGTTCGCAGCGCCTTCTTGATACTTTGTACAATCAGGCGATTGGCGGCGACATACGGGCAGCACAACTGTATTTGCAAGCCACTAATCGGATGTCTCCTCCTACGCTTACTGTTAAGTCTGAAAGAGCAACGGCTGAACTATCTGACAAGGAGTTAGATGATCTGATTTCTGCTGTGGCTTCTCGTGAGCAGGAGTCACGCAAACTTCGTGTTGTATGACCGAGTTGGTTGAATGCCCTGTTTGTGGTGAGGAGTATCCACCTGCAGTGTGTAAGTGGGAATGTCCAGTGTGTGGCGAGGAAGATAGTCCTGAGCCACTTAAGATGAGGAAACATGGATCTGAGTGAACTTCTCAATGAGAAGGAATGGCGTAAATGTAAAGGTCCACAGGATGCTTCTGTAGATGAGTTAGTTGAAGCGTTTCAATATTTTTGTGATAACTACTGGCACATTAAACATCCTGAGCGTGGTCGTATCAAGTTTGAGATGCGTGAAGCGCAGATTGAAACTATTCGTGCTTGGCTTTCTAATCGTTATAGCGTGGTTCTTAAGGCTCGTCAAATTGGTTTTTCTACGTTGGCTGCAGCGTATGCGTTTTGGTTAACGTTCTTTTGGTCTGATAGGTTTGTGGTAATGTTGTCTCGTACTGAACGAGAGGCAGCAAAGTTGCTACAGAAATCTAAGTACGGTTTTAAATTCATTCCTTTATGGATGAAGGAACGTGGTCCTGATATCACATCTGATAACCAATTGAAGATGACGTTTTCTAACGAGTCATCTATTGAATCATTACCTTCGGGTAATGATCCTGCTCGTGGCGAGTCAGTGTATCTTGTTATTGTTGACGAGATGGCGTTCCTTCCTAACTCCGAGGAAGCGTGGGCTTCCATTGAACCTATTGCTGACGTTGGTGGTCGTGTTATCTGTCTGTCTACGGCTAATGGTTCAGGTAACTTTTTTCATCAGATGTGGGTAGGTTCACAAACTAAGGCAAACCTGTTTAAAGGTATTTTTTGGCCTTGGTCTGCTGGTGATCGTGACGAACAATGGTACGAGTCAAAGTCTAAGACAATGCCTTCTTGGCAGTTGCACCAAGAATACCCCCGTAGCCCTGAAGAAGCGTTTATTAAGTCAGGTAACCCTGTCTTTGATATTGACAATCTTATGAAATATGAGATTGAAGAACCACAACGTGGATATTTACATGTTGCTGCACGTAAGCAGGTTGAGTATCGTGAAACTCCTGATGGTGAGTTGGCTATTTGGGAGATGCCTGAACCTGACGGAATCTATGTAATCGGGGCTGACATCGCTGAAGGTTTGGGTCATGGGGACTATTCGTCAGCGCATATCATTAATGCTCGTACAGACAATTTGGTAGCGCACTGGCATGGTCACATTGAACCTGACCTTTTTGGCGATGCTCTTTGTGAAATAGGATGGCTTTACAATGGGGCTTTGGTTGCTGTTGAAAACAACAACCATGGTTTAACTACTGTTAAGGCTATGCAACGATACGGGTACAAGAACATGTATCGTCAGCGTCGCTTGCAGCAACGTAACCCTGAACCTACGGAGACTCTTGGTTGGCGTACTACAACTGCGTCAAAGCCTTTGGCTATTGACGAGTTGGCTGGTGCTATCCGAGACAATGTTATATATATACCTTGTGAACGCACTATCGCAGAATTAAAGACATATGTGCGTAATGCTAATGGTAAGATGAATGGTTCTCCTCACGACGACAGAGTAATGTCTTTGGCTATTACATATCAGATGTTGAAGTATGTGTGGCTTCCTGAGTACAGACCTGAGATAGCGTCACCCAAATATAGTCTTCACTGGTTTGAACGCTTTATCCAATACGGTGACGAAGGGTTAAAAACCGTACCATTGGGTGCATATAACGCACGAAAGAAGTAGGTAACGATCCACTCATACTGTGATGGGATCTATTAACTGTGTAGAATGTGACAAACTGTTCTCTTTTGACGTACTTCCACGTAGGGGTGCTGTTTGTTTCGGTTGTCACGTAAAAGGTATTCGCTTGGGTTTCGCTCATGGCAAAGAGGACTTTCATGGTCCGACCATTAAGCAGCGTCAGGACGAACAAATGAGGCATGCTACCAACGCTGGTATCAAGGCTGAACCCGTTGGGACTCGTTGGATCTAATATGCATTGGATTACCCCTGTTGTCGTCGCACTTATTGGTGGTCCTTTAATGTTTGCTTTAAAGAAGTTTGATACACGCAATACTGAGCAGCATGGTGAGAATTTAAAAGTGTTGCAACGTATTGAGGAAAAGGTTGACCATATAGATGATCGTTTGGACGATCATATTGATTACCACTTGAAAGAGGGATTATGAAGTATTCAGAATCTGCTAAGAAAGCAGTCGCCACTTTTGTTTTTGCGTCAACAGGTATTCTTGTTGGTGGTGCTGTAGGCGGTTTGGAAATTTGGAAAACCGCTTTGTGGACTGGTGTTGGCGCACTTATCAACTTCGTTTATCGTGCTTCTGAAGAGTACATCAATAGTGCTGATGGTGAATGAATTATGGCTACAATAATTAATACCATTACACAAAGTTTATCTGATTCGGCTGCAAGACCTTTTATTGATATTTCAAACGCTGATTTTGTTAGCGTGCAAATTGATGGTACTTTTGTTGGTACTTGGGTTTTTCAAGCAAGTTTAGATAATAGTTCTTGGGCTAACTTTGCTATGCACCAAATATCAACTACAACAGCAACTACCGATGTTGCTACTGGGACTACGACTGGTTTCTTTACTAAGCCGTGTACTGGTCTAAAATATCTTAGATGTATTCTAAACGCTTATACTAGTGGTACGGCTAATTTTATTATTACTCAAACAATGTTGGAAAAGTAGGGAATTAATATGGCTACTATTATAAAAGAAGTCTCATCAACTATTGCTGCATTAAACGGATCTAGCACTGTTGTTGATATTAGTGACGCAGATGTTTTGTCAGTACACATTACTGGTACTTATAGTGGAACTGTAAGTCTTTATGCGTCTAATGATGGAGTAACATACCACGCATATGCTATGCACGCTATAACACAAACTACTTCAACAACAGATACTGCTTCAACATCAGCCGCTAGCACGCTTTTAACAAAACCTTGCGGATCACTAAAATATTTTAAAGCGGTAATGACTGCGTATACTAGTGGCAGCGTT